GGTGAATACCGGTTACGTCGATTCAGTGTCTCCAGACTACGACTCCAACCGTCATACGATCCGCGTCACCGGGCGCGACAAGACGGCTGACTTGGTCGATTGCTCGGCGATCCACAAATCTGGCCAATGGCACAACGTCAAGTTGGATCAATTGACGCGTGACCTGATCAAGCCCTACGGCATCAAGCTAATCATCGAAACCGATGTGGGTAGCGCGTTCGAGTCGTGGAACATCCAGGAGGGCGAAAGCGTTTTCGAGTGTCTGGAGCGTGCGGCAAGACAGAAGGCCTTGCTGCTGACCAGCAACCCGGATGGTGACCTTGTTATTACCCGGGCGGGGAATCGGCGGCTGGAGTTTGGCTTGGTTGAGGGTGAGAACATCAAGGCTGCGCGCGCCGATTTCTCCTGGAAAGAACGGTTCTCCAGCTACGCTACAAAAGGCCAGGGACGCCTCGGTGCGGACGGCGAAACGGAACACTCCGCGCCTTCGGGCAAGGTTGATGATCCGATCATCACGCGCCATCGTCCCTTGATTGTGCTGGCTGAAAGCCATAGCAAGAACATCACGCTGCGTGATCGCGCCGAGTGGGAGCGCAATGTTCGTCGCGGTCGCGGTGCCCGTGGTTCGATCACGGTGCAAGGTTGGCGGAACCCCAGTGGTGAGCTGTGGCAGCCAAACTGGCTGGTTCCGGTGACTTCGCGCATGTTGTGGCTTGAGGATGCCGAGATGCTGATCGTCGGCTGCACTTACTCGCTCGATGAGCAAGGCGGCACGCTGACGGAGTTGGCGATCGCTCGGCCGGAGTCGTTCCTGTTACTCGAAGGCGTTGCGCAGTCGAAGCTGTTCGGCAAGCTGCGCACCAAGGAACAACGCGAGAAGCGTGAGAAGGCCGAAGATTGGAGCACGTTGTGAACGACGTGCAAATGGCGCTCTCGCGCATGATTGCGCCGACGGCAAGACGTTTGCGTCTGATGGTGGCGCGCGCCGTAGTCACCCTGATCAACGATGCCGGGAAAATCCAGACAGCGCAGGTCAAGCTGCTTGATGGTGAAGTGCGTGACGGCATCGAGATCCTGCATCAGCACGGCTTCTGTTCGCGCCCACGGATCAAGCCCGAGGGCCTGTATTTCTCGGTCGGCGGCGATCGCGATCATGGCGTGATGGTGGCTGTGAGCGATCGCGGCTCGAACCGTCCTGATCTCGCCCCTGGTGAAACGGCGGTTTATACCGACGAAGACGCAGACGGGAACGAGCACCGCATCATCTTCAAGAACGGGCGCGAAATCCACATCATGGCCGGCCTGACGCGGCTCATCGTGACGCCGGACGGCATCACGATCCGGACGCCCGCTTTGGATATCGAGAAGATCTGATGCACGGGATCTCTCGTCTTGTTCAGGACAGTGCCGGCGGGCGGATTCTCGGCGTCTTGCAGGACTTCGTGACGGTTGAAGGAACGCTCTGGGCAGTCAAAGGCGACCCGGTTGAGGGGCATGGCACATCGCCGCATGCCGCCCCGATCATGGCCGAGGGCAGCACCTTTGTGCGGATCAACGGTATCCCGGCCTGCCGAGAGGGTCACCTGGCCACGTGTGGTCACCCGGCATCCGGCAGCGCGGCGATGAGGATCAGCGAATGACTGACATCCGCACGGTATTCATTGGCATGGATGAAGGCGCCGATCTGGCGCTGGATGCCTTTGACTTGGCGGTTGACGACAGCCTCGACACCGCCGTCATCCTCTCTCTATTCACCGATGCCCGCGCGCTCGATGACGACGTTTTGCCGATTGGCCAGACGGATCGGCGCGGCTGGTGGGCGGATGCGTATCCGGCTGAGGAAGGCGATCGCTTTGGCAGTCGCTTGTGGTTGTTGCGCGCGGCGAAGCAATTGCAGCAGTCGCTCAACCTCGCCCGTGGCTACGCCGAGGAGGCGCTGGCCTGGCTGGTTACGGATGGCGCTGCCAGCAAGGTTGAGGTCGAAACCTTCATCGTGCGCGATGAAGTCATGGGCATGATCGTGCGCATCACGCGCCCCGATGGGTCGGTCCTGCCGATTCGCTTTGAAGTCTTGTGGAACAAGGTGTGATATGCCGTTCTCCCGTCCCGTCCTGCCGACCCTGATCAATCGCGCCGAAGCCGACATCGAGAGCAAGCTAACCGGTGCCGATGCGCGGCTGCGGCGCTCCAACCTGAATGTGATGGCGCGTGTGCATGCCGGCGGCGTGCACGGCCTTTATGGCTATCTCGATTGGCTGGCTAAGCAGATCCTGCCCGATACGGCAGACGATGACATCCTGGAGCGGCATGCGCAGATCTGGCTGGAAGGCGGGCGCCTCGGCGCCGGCTATGCCACCGGGCAGGCGACGGTCACCGGCACGAACGGAAAGGTGATTGAAGCGCTCACGGCCTTCAAGCGCGCTGACGGCGTGGTGTATCACACCGAATCTGAGGTAGTGATCAGTGCTGGGGAGACCGTCGTCTCACTGATTGCCGATGTGGCTGGCCAGGACGGGAACGCAGCGGCGGGCATCACGTTAACGCTTGACTCTCCTATCGATGGAATTAACGCCAGCGCCTTGGTGACGAGCAGCGCGCTCACCGGCGGTGCGGATATCGAAGACATTGAAGCCCTGCGCACGCGTCTGATTGATCGCATCCAGAAACCGCCCCAGGGCGGTTCAAAGAATGACTACGTAAGCTGGGCCAAGGAAACGCCTGGTGTAACGCGCGCCTGGTGTTTCCCCGAGGAGATGGGCGACGGCACGGTGACCGTGCGCTTCGTGCGGGACGACGACGCCAGCCTGATTCCGGACGTTAATGAGGTGGCCACCGTGCAAGCCGCGATCGAGGCGGTGGCTCCAGTTAACGCGCACCTCTACGTCGTCGCGCCGATCGCTGCGCCGCTCGTTTTCCAGATTCGCCTGGTACCGGCATTAGCGGCTGTTAAAGCGGCCGTTGAAGCCGGGTTGCGCGATCTATTGCTGCGTGAGGCTGAACCGGAAGGCGGTGCGGCCGAAGGCAAAGTACTGCTTTCGCACATCCGTGAAGCGATCTCGCTCGCGGCTGGCGAAACGGATCATGTGCTGCTGGCGCCGGTTGCCGATGTGGCTCCGACGATAGGCCAGATGGTTACTTTCGGGAGTATCACGTGGGTGCCCTGAGCCCGGACGCTTATCGCGCCCAGTTGCAGGCGCTGCTGCCGCCAGGTGATACGTACCCGCGCCACCTGGCGGCGTTCTGGACCAAGCTGCTGGCCGCTTTCGCCGAGGAGTTTTCCCGTTTCGACGCGCGCACTGAGCAGCTGCTGAATGAATCGATGCCCGGATCGTCGCTCGAATTGTTGCCGGACTGGGAGCAGCTGGTCGGCCTACCTGATGCGTGCAGCCTTGAGTTGGCCAACACCATCGCCGAACGCCGGCAGAACGTGGTCTCCAAGCTCACGATGCGCGGCGGCGTTAGTCGTGCTTGGTACATCGCCTTTGCCGCTAAGTTGGGCTATACGATCGAGATCGACGTTTTCCGTCCATTCATCACTGGACTCGCCCGCTGCGGAGACCTCCTTAATGGTGGCCACAGCGTGCGTCACACCTGGCGCGTGATAGTCATTGGTCCACGCTACACCGCCTTTCGCACCGGCGCCAGCCAGTGCGGCGACCTGCTCGGCAAGATCACCCGCGCCGAGGATCTCGAATGCCAGCTCAAGCGCCGGAAACAGGCCCACACCAACCTCATTGTTTCGTACGAAGGAGCGTAAATGAAATACGTCCAACCAATCGGGGCGGCAGTCAATGCGCCTTATATCGATGCCAATCCGGGATTGGCAATCGAAGGCAGCCCGGTACCGGCAGCCGCAATAGAACATCCTATGCGGGAAATCGAAGCCGTGATCACCGGAGCCGGGTTGGTCGCTGCGACCGGTGATTTGACCCAGCTCCGTCAAGCCATCGCCAAGATGATCCAGTCCGGCCAGCGCGCCGTGATCATCAACAACGCCGTTTTCGCTGGGGCGGTAACCGGCACCGGCAAGGCGGTCTATTGGGATTCCGGCAACAGCCGCTTTGACCTGGCACTGGCGGATGGCACGGCCAAGCAGAACTGTGTCGGCTTTGCTGACGTGGCCAACGCCAACGTCTATGCCTTTGGCGATGCCGTTCTGTTCGCAGGTCTCACGCCTGGTTCGCGTTACTACCTGGACGGTGCTACGGCGGGCGCGATCACGGTCACGGCGCCAGCCAATGCGGTATTTGTCGGTATCGCTCGGAATGCGACTGAGCTGTTTGTTGACGTCGATGCCGTTGGAGGGATGACGCAAGCACAAGCGGACGCGCGCTATCTGCTTGCTACAAAGAGTTTTGGGTTGCAGGGTGCATTTCGAGACCTGACTGGGTCTGCTACAGGATTGAGCGCGCTTGCCACCTATGCCGCCGATGAGCTGACCCTTGGCGATGAGACCGGAAACTTCCAGACTCTTCGTACGTGGTCAGGATCAATAACCATGACCACGCTTGGCGTTAATGGCCTGGATGTTGGGGCGGTTGCTGCATCTACGTGGTATCACGCCTATGCAATAGCTAAGCCTGATGGTTCCAAGGCCTTCATCGCGTCGCTAAGTTCAACAGGACCATCCTTCACAAATGCAGCGGGCTACACCAAATGGGTGAGGATCGGTGCTTTCCGAACTGACGGAACGGCAAACAAGTTCCCGCTCGCGTTTGTGCAGTATGGTCGATCAGTTGCGTGGAAGGTTGTTGCAGCCTCGAATATGCCAAATCTACCTATTTTAGGAAGTGGGGCGGCGGGTAGCACTACCGTACCAACGTGGGTTGGGATTGGCATTTCCGCCGTTGTCCCGCCTACAGCGTCGATGATTGATGTTGCGGCAAATACTCAAACAAATACGGGGGATGTCATTGTTGCGCCAAATGCGGCTTACGGTGCAATCACCTCGACAACAAACCCTCCACCGTTGGGGTCTCGCGGATCATCCTCTGGTGGTTGGGGAATGTTCAGCCGAAAAATGATTCTCGAATCAACAAGTATTTATTGGGCGTCGTCCGGCGCGGCCGGGCTGATATTTGCATTGGGTTGGGAGGATTCTCTATGAGTTACGCAATCAGAAAAGACGGGAAAGGCTGGCGCGCAGTCAATGGTCCGGGCGATGTCGGCGCGGACGAAACTTACTCTACCTCACAACCTATACCTAGCGATTCGCAGAATAGATCGACTAAGTGGGATGAGATCAAGGCGGAACGCGACCGGCGAAAAATTGGCGGATTCAAGGTTGGCGCACACTGGTTCCACTCAGACGCAGAATCGAAGACCCAGCACCTTGCCAATAAGGACACAGCCCGCGATCAACTCGCTACCGGAGGTAAGCTGTCCGATATGTTGCTCGACCCGCTGACCAGTACGACGATTCCGTGGAAGGCCATGAGCGGCGATTTTGTTGTGCTGACCTGCCAGCTTGCATTCGATATCGTTGCCGCCGCCAAGGCTTCGGAATTTGCCACCTTCACGACAGCCGAAACGCACAAGGCGGCGATGATGGCCTGCGCAGACCCGTCCGCCTACGACTTTTCCAGTGGATGGCCAAAAATCTTTACTGATGAGTTGCTGCCATGATCTGGCCCTTGATCAGGCTTCTTCTGCTGTGGTCGATGCCACTTTGCGCGGCAATCTTGGGTATCGTTCTTGCCGTGCGAACGCGGGCTTTCAAGCCAATCGTTTCGTGGTGGGTCAAGACAACGCTGATCTTCTTGCTCGGCCTGCCGATTACCTTTTTGGGGTTATTCGCGGTCGCGATCGGAATCCCGTTCCGCCGCGTCGATCCCGCAACCAAGCAGCCATTCACCGATCCGCGCTTCGCACACCTCGGATCGTGGCTACTCACCCGGCTGCCACGCTGGCTTCTGTTTTGGGACAACGCCTTTGACGGTTTGGGCGGCGACAAGCGCGGCTGGTTTGCAAATTGGTGCATCGAGCACGGTATTGGTTATCCGTCGTTCTGGGCGATGTGGATTTGGGCTGCGATCAGAAACCCGGCCAATTACTGGAGTCGAGTCATTACGGGCTGTGATGTAACCGGATGCACAGTCGACGTGCTATATGGCTCTGCAGTCGTTGATGAGTCACACCCCGGACTTCATATGCTGCTCGCCACAGACGCCAAAGGGCGCAAGTTCCCAACGGTCGAAGTGTGTTACCCGTGGCCAATCTTCAAGGGCCACGGCGTTTTCGGTCGATTCGGCTGGAAGATCAAGACAGAGCACGCGGGGACACCGGCAGGAAGCCGCCCTCAAGACCGCCTTAAAGGGGCAGTTTATCGGCTCTCATTATGGAAGGATTTATCGTAAGGAGACGGTGCGACCACCGAGGGTGCGCTAACACCCCCGGCAGCCACCGCCCGCAGATCTAGCCTGCGTTTGGCCGAGGCACCGTGCTGTGCACACAGCGCGCCGAAGCCTACACGCATAGGCAAACGAGTGGAAGAGATACGTTGCAGCTGCTGTAACAAGAAACTGGCCGAGGCAGACTATCGCCACCTGGTCATCAAGTGCCCCCGATGTGGGGAAATAAACAACCTGAAGGCCATTGAGCCTCGCAATGCACCTGGTGTGCAGAAGGCGAGACTTAGTGAGCGCGATCCTTAATAATCCGGTCAATCCAATCATCCCGTGGATGGGCGGCAAGCGCCGCCTCGCTGATCGGCTGATTCCATTGTTCCCTCGGCATGAGTGCTACGTCGAGGTGTTCTGTGGCGGTGCGGCGCTCTTCTTCCTGCGGCCTATGCCCGCCCAGGTCGAGGTCATCAACGACATTAACGGCGAACTCGTTAATCTCTACCGGGTGGTGCAGAACCACCTCGAGGAGTTCGTCCGGCAATTCAAGTGGGCGCTCTCCAGTCGCCAGGTGTTCAAGTGGTGCCAGCTGCAGCGGCCCGAAACCCTGACCGATATTCAACGGGCTGCAAGATTCCT